AGGTAGGTTCAAAGCTAATTCATCTATTAACTTAAGCGTTTGTTCATTTTTCTTCATTATTTTTTGGTTTTTAAAAATGTGCATGGGGTGTCGCTAAGCTTGGACACCCCGAGACCAGGCCACTCTGATCTATTACACACTTAGTTTAATACTAAATTCTCTTCTTTAACAGCTACTTCTTTTTCAATAATATTCATTGCATCGTCCGTTTCAACAAAACGCTTCCTATCGAAGCCCGGTTCTATATTAGCCTGATACTCAGGTACAAATACAGGTGGATTTCTTACTTCATTGAGTAAAACTCTTGTTGCTCCGTGTAGACTTCCTTCTTCACGTCTAACAGTATAAAGCTCCCCCTCTGTAATCCAATTAGGGAGATGCTTAGCAGCAGGTGATCTACTATCGTCTATGCATAATAGTTTTTTCATACCAAATAAATTCCGTTTACGTCTTGCTCGTGAATTAATAAATAAGTCTTCCCATCGTGAGGAAATTCTTTTCCTGCAATAGAGTTGAAGTGAATATGATCTCCAACTTGAATATCCTCTACCTTATCTCCGACATAGTCAACTGTCCCTTCAAAAGGACGTTGTTTGTGCTCCGTAGCGGCACTTTCTAAGATTATCCCACTGTCAGTTACAGCGGGGTCTTTTGTAGTAATTAGAATTCGTTTTCCAAGTAATTGTTTCATAATGGTTGGTTTTCTGTGTTTGGATTCAATGCAATTAATGCGTTATTAATCTGTGCGGTATCAGCTAAACTGTATACTCCTGCTTTAGTTGCTGCGTTTAACGCCTGAACTAAAATTTCAAATGCTTCTGTTGGTTTCATAATGTAAAGATATTAAAACCCCCTGAGACTTGCAAGGGGTTGGGTTAAAAATTTAAACTGCGTAGTAAAAAACATTTGGTACTCCGAATCCATTATCCTCTGTGATAACAAATCCGCTTTCTGAAGTGTAACCTAAAGTCTCAGAGAAATAGTTACCTGTAAAAAATGAAGGGCAATTCATCCTTCTATGATCTACTGCATCATCTTGGATAGTTGTAAAGCTCTCTCTTTGAGCTACACTTAGTTTTTGTATTATACTATGTAGATGTCCCTCGCAGATAAGGTTGTATTTACCCTGAACTCCGTAATCCCAACAAAGTTGTTTTGTGGATTTTTTACTTATTCCGTGATGACCATGTGTTAGTATGTGAGCAATCCCATCTACTACGTGTGTAATCACAATTGGGTTAAACTCTACATTATACCCCACTAACTCTAATCCCCAAGCAACTAAATCTGCCGCATCCCCATGCACATCTTCCTTGTTGTTAGACGTAACACGATCATGGTTTCCAGAGATAATCTTTATTTCTCCGAGGTTATTTATTTTCTCTAGAAAGTGTGTGTGTAAAATCTCAACAGACAACTTGATAGCTTTAGCTCCGATAATGTTTTTATCCATTGATTTCCAGCTATTTATATGAGAAAGTCCCGTGAAAGATTCCAATATATCCCCTAAGATATGTATATGGACTAATCCATAGTTTCTCTTATTTACTTCTTCAGCTGCAATCTCTAACTTAGACGCTAGTATATGTACATTAAAATCTTTAGTTCGGATTAGGTTCTCAATTAAGGCTCCTACATGAAGATCTGCTAATTTCACTACCCCCGTAGTACCAGGTTTTTTTACGATAGGGTTAGAGGACAGTGTGTACTTACCTAAATCACTTGATAAAATAGACTTTACTTCTTCCATCCATTCTTCATCTTCGATAACATTACGTACATCAGAAGAAGCAATATTATAATAAGCTCCCTTGCCAGTGTGAGTTACAAGCTTGTAAGTTTTTACCTGGTCAAAAGGTATGTTATAAGATGTACAATACTCTTCGATATCCATAATAGTTCCATCTTGCTTTAATGCAGAAAGAACTGACACTGGGTTATCTGACTTGTATTGTTTAGTTTCAGTTGTTGTAATATTCTCAACGGAAGTTAAGTCTTCATTATTGATAATCTTACTTGCTGCAGATCTGAAAGACTCTGTATAGTCAATAAAATTGTCGTTACATAGTTTTCTAACTGCTTTTGCAATTGAGTTAATCTCTAAGTAGTTACTGATTAACTCTTCTTTGTGTTCTCTTAGGAACGTTGTCATTTTAAAATTCATATTCGTCTTCGCTTAAATCCGACCCCAACAAGAAGTCTGTACTGTATTCATACTGTTGTTTAAAAATTGGCTTATCTTTTTTCCATTCTCCCGTCAAGTGTGGGTATATTTCCATTAGATCACCTGAGTCACGTAAGGACTCATAAACAAGTTTTAATTCTTTGGCTGACATTGTTCTGAAATTAAGTTTTTAATTCTATCCAAGTCTGCATTAGTTAAGTCTAGGTCAAGTGGTAAAGTATACAAGAAGTTGTCCTTCTTTCCGTCTACCTTAACCGTTGCTCTCAAGTACAATTGTCCGTCTGACTTCTTAACTGGAGCTAGAAATGTGCAGTTTGTAGGTAGGTCTTTTTTAATCATCTTTGCATACTGGCTAAGCACTGATTGTCTTGCTTGTAGTATGGCTTGTTGCTGTGCTGTTATCATTTGGTTTAATTTTCAGTAAAGATACAAAACTTTTTGAATATAAAGCAAAAACCCCCGCAGAAATTTGCGAGGGAATATGGAAACTTTTATAACTATGTCTATATCATTACGTTATGTAATGTATGGGATGTCTTTACCTTAGAAAGGTAAATCTGAATCTGTAACTGTTACAGGTGTTATTTCAGCTGGTCTAGCTGCCTGCATAGTTGGTGTGTTTGGTTGACTTCCGTAAGAAGTTGCTTCATTACGAGTCCATTTCAAACGCTCAGTTTGTTCAGCTAATTTCTCTAAGAAGAAATCTGAACGTGCTTCTTTAGAAGCTGCTGATGGTTTGTTTTTACCCATAGCGTCTTTCTTCCAAACAATTGCTGGGATATCACCAACTACTACTTCACCTTCTTTAGTTGTATAAGAGTTAGTGAAAGCTTTTTCAATCTTTAAATCCCCTTGTTTGATACTAACACCTGTTTGATCATATGTTTTTCCTTCAGGAACAAAACGGTATGGATTAACTGTGTATGTAGACCCCTTCTCAAGTTTTGGTAACTTGTTGATTAAGTCTTCACAGTAGTTACTATCAACAAACCCTTTCTGATCCATCAAACTAAATGTCAAATACACTTGTGCATTCTCTTGTTTTAAGGATACTGAGATCTCTTGTCCAAACTGTGTATCTCTGATAGATACGCTATCTAATTCTCCTGTAATACCTTGGTGGTACTTACGGTAAGACTTGTTACCTTTTGTGGAGGTAAATTCTACATAACCTTCTTTAGGTTCTTTTGAGTATTCGAAGATTTTCCCCGATGTAAACTCCAATTGCAAATAAACTTTGTTCATCTTCGCTGTGTTTAGATTAATATATGTGCAAATATACGAAACCTTTTTCAATAAATAACAAATCCCCCAAGAAAAAGTTTCTTCCTGAGGGATTCTAGCAAAAGACGTATCCTGGGACACTTCATAAATGAGAGGTATGATACGGACTGTCGATACAAATATAATCAAAAATCCCCAAAGAAAAAAACTTTCGATGGGGACCTCTGAAAAAAAACAATTATGAAAAGCATATCAAACGCTGCTCGGGTACAAATATAGTTAATCTTGTTCACTCTCGCAACACTGTGTCTAAATATTTTACAATTATTTCTCTACCTTGCATAGGGTGTACCATTACATGGGTCATTAGCCATGCGTCAAGTGCTTGTTCAAATTGGTTTATATCAAGTCTTCTTCCGGATTCTTCCATAAAGTATTCATACAAAAATGTATTCTTTGTACGTACTTCGCTGTATCTTGTTTTAGTCATTGTTTTCTATGTATTTAATGATATCAACTAATATTGGGTTTCTGTGTTGTTCAGTTAATTCAACCCAGTTCACAAGCCCGCTGTCTTTTAATTGTTCTATTTTATAGTAGCAGGAGTTCTTTCCGATAGATTTGTCAATTTGCTGCTTGGACCCCGCAAAGACTATTTTACTATCTTTCCCTAAACGTGTAAGTATTGTTCTAAAATCCTGATAATCCATATCAACAAACTCATCTACCAAAACTATTGATTCTGAGAATGTCAATCCCTTAGCAACTTCAATTGGTATGATTTCTATGTCCCCCTCTTTCATCATTTTCTCTGTTAATTCTTTACCTTGACATACTTGTAAGTTCTGAACTATCGGATAAATGTAAGGGCGCATCTTTTCATCAGCGGTCCCCGGAAGTGCCGCGAGATTGTTTTTTAACATCGGACGTGTAATCCAAATCTTATTGAACATCTTTTTTCTGAATGTTGTAAGTGCCAGATACACAGCGACTAGGCTCTTACCGCTTCCGAAGTCCCCCATAACAAAGTTTACATCTTTCTCGTAAAACAAAGCTGCAAATTCTTTTTGTTCCTCGTTTAATTCTACATTAAGTTTTGGTTCTCTTTTTAAGATTCTCTTTTCTTTGTTTGGGGTAGCCATAATTATTTGTTTATAAGTGCGTATACTTCTTCAACTGTTTCTTTCACTACAACTTCCTTTGCAATCTTAAGCATAATCACTGTATCTTTTTCAAGTGATTCAGATACATATACAATTTCAGCAGGGTTAATGTATGCAGGAACTTCTGTAATCTTGTAATCATCTTCCTTCATCTTGTATGTTGGAGGTTGACTTGGACCAAGAGGGGCATCTCCATATGGATTGTTCTCGTACTTGATCATCTCTGCTTCATATTCATCTACAGCTCTTTGATATGCTGCGGATAAATTGTTAATCTTTTTTGTTGTAGCCTCTGTTATTTCAAAGAGTCTGTGTGTTACTTTAATCATTTTATTTTTTATTTTTAAGTAAGTTTAACTCTCTTTGCGCGAAGTAAATAATCTTATTCAAGTCTCGCTCTCTTGAACTGTGGTGCTCTCCTCCAAGTCTAAAACAGGACTTGAATATATTTCCAATATTGAACCCCATATCCTTAGCTTCAATGATGTCAGATACCTCTTTCCATTCAGGGTCAAATTTATAATAATCTGTAGATCCACCGTTGTTAGTTGCATTATCTTCTACTGAATCTTCCGGAGTGCATGGCGTTTTTAATAAACGAGCGTACTTATCTAACCCGCCCCATGCAGTCTTTTTCCAAGTGTCTGTATCATGTTTCTCAACAAGTCGGCCTAAATTAGGTGCTCCCGTAACTTGTGCGTATGTATATACTTCACCTTCTCTTTCAAAGATTGACTTTGGGTAATTCCGTTTAACTTTATTGTTGTTAATTACAAAATACTCTGTATCAGTGCGATCTACTATTCTGTAAAACTTACCTCCCGTAAGCTCATCTTCAATGCTGATTATTGGTCTTAATTCCATGGTTTTTTATTTTTCGCTAAGATATATATTAGGTTTGAATTCTCAAAGATTATTGGCTAATATCTTTTCTTCTAATCAATTTTTTAGATCTCCTGGAAATAGTTTTCCCATTATGTTTCCATTGTAACAATCTTCTCTTTCGATAGTATTATTACAGAACAATTCCTTCAACTCGTAGTAGGTTAATTGCTTTTTACTGTTACAGAATCTTAAGATCTCTTTGGTATATTTATCCCCATTCTTAATATCTTCGTTAAGAGGCTTACAGCTACCGGTGTAAGTTTTCCACGGTAATTCCTTTACCTCAATCTTAAAAGTTTTTCTAGAATTGCCTGGAAGGGTCTTTTCCTTAATTGTAAGACGCTTTTTACGCGTAGACATGAAAGACTTCCTTCCGATGTAGAAACGTCCGTTAGAGAGGTTTTTTATAAGATATATAAATCCAAGACTCCCCATAGGAGTTTGTGAAATATCACTGATCTCTTTACCTTGGTAGGTCCAATTAATTATTTCTTTCTTCTTCGCCATAGTATTTTGATAAATGTTTATGTTCTTCTTTTAGGTATTTTGTTGGCATATAATACATAGTTTTCTTATAAGCTTCTAAATCGAATGGGTGTTTTTTGTAGTTGTTTTCATCGCCATCTTTAAAATATTGAATACCTATTTTATCAAAAAAATCTTTTGCTATGTCTATAGTTATAGGACCCTGTTTAACCATTCTAGGTGGACCATCTATTTCATGACCAAACTTTTCAAATCTACCATCTGTAGCATAAGCAAAATAGACAACTATTTCATCTTCAGTTAATTTCTCAACAGTAGGTCTAAAAAATCCATTTGGGATATTACTATTTTTGTCATGTAACCACTCAAAGTGATCAACGCAAAGATGTAAGTTATAAAGCGTATCATGATTAAAAATATTTGTTTTCTTTTCTTTATCATAGATAGCAAAATCTCTTTCTTTCATAGTTTTTAATTTAAAAACCCCGAAGCAAGACATTCTGCACCGGGGTTGTAGTTTTTAGTTAAATAATTGCTCTCGTACTTTTTCGTCAAGTATTGCAAATAACTCTGGGTTATCATCTAGCAATGCTGCAGCTCCTGCCTCTCCTTGTCCGATGTTTGTACCATCGTAAGAGTACCAAGTTCCGTTTCTTTGGATGATACCTAGATCAAGTCCGTGTGAAATAAGTTCTCTAGATTTATCTATACCTACTCCATACTTGATTGAGTATTCGCACTCTTTGAATGGGACTCCTACTTTACACTTTAAAGCTGTAGCTACTACGAGGTTACTAATTGTATCTCCTGATTTGTCTTTCTCCTTGGTGGATTTTCGTAAATCTAATATCACTGAAGCGGCATATTTTAAGGCATTTCCACCAACGATAGTTCTATTGTCTCCATAAGAGATTCCAATCTTTTCTCGGTATTGTCCAACAAAGATTGCTGTAGTTTGATTATTGTTAAGTTTTGGCACAAGTCTACGTAAGAATTTTGACATTCCACGAGAGATTAATCCTATACTATTTTGATCAATATCAGCTTCTAGTTCTGCTTTTGGTGTCATTGCAGACACAGAGTCGAATACTGCAATACCTAATAAACCTGTCTCAACAAGAGTATCTACTATCTCAAAACCTTCCTCCATAGTATCAGGTTGACATAATATCAAAGCGTCTGTATCTACTCCTAATGTACGCGCAAACTCCAATGAAAGTGCGTGCTCATAGTCGATATACAAAGCTTTTTTACCCATACGTTGAACCGACGCAACTGCTAACAGAGATACTAAAGATTTACCTGCCGCTTCCCATCCACGAATTTCTACAACTCTACCTAGAGGAAATCCTCCGTTAGTGATAGAATCTATCCCTAGAGATACAGATATTCTATCAATAGGTGCTGCTTGATATTTACCTACTTGATAAACACTGCCATCTCCAAATTTAGAGTTCAGTGTTAACATTGCTTTCTGGATTGCATCTAATCCAGTTAAGTCTTCTTCTTTCTTCGCTTTTGCCATTTTTATTTTTGGTTTTTGTTCTTTCTTTTTAACTCTACAAATGCAACCTGTGGGTCAAATACCATGTGCGTTGGGTGCATAATTATCTTATACGTACATCTCTCCTTAAAGAAAATAGCTCCTGCGAATTCAGAATCTTCTTTCCATAGTATCGATGGAGTTATATTCCCACTTTCATCGTACATAAGTTTGTAAGTGTCTCCATAAACATCTTTAAGTGCAATCTCTAACTCCAAGTTATTATCCCAGTTGTATAAAATTTCTATTGATTTTTCCATGATGTAAATGTACTAAATACTATTTACATGTGCAATCAAATCCTTAAATTCTTTGTAATATTTATCTACAGTTTTTTTACTCATTAATTTTAAGGCTTGTATTTTTCTAGAAGAAATCTTACCAGAAGAAATTACATCCCAACTCTCTATTATAGATCTCAACTTTTCTCTAGACTTATCTGTTCGGAATTTAGCATACTCGTTTCTACAAACGCTTAATTTCTCTTCTCGAGTTAAAGTAGAATTCTTATCAAAACATATTTTCCTATTTTTATGGAAGACTAGTGGTCCTAGTGTACCTAATTCTAAATAGGCGAATACAGACCCCATTATCTTAAACAATCTAGCTTCTTCTACAGGTTTAGTAAAAGCTCTCTCATTTACAGCTTCTAATATCTTGAGGCACTCATCCTCTGTGATAGTCTGATTTAACCAAACTAAATTATTACAGTAACTCAATAAAATATCATTTCTACTACATCTTGAAGTATCAAATGGTATATGACATTTAATAAGTTCAAAACCTTTTTCAAAGTCTACCACATAATCAAAACCATCCTTAGCATAATCACTAAGATTATTAAATCTCAAAACGCCCCCCCTTCTGTGACTATATCCTTTGTTTGTTTTATTAGAGACAGAGAGGGGGGCAGTTTTAAAAGAGTTAAAGGTAATAGAATTAGTATTTAAAAATAAGTCCGGGTCATGGGATATTACATTAGATTGACCTATACGTAAAGAATCAGTATCTATAAACTCTAATACACCTAATTCTTTACAAATACTTGTTACAGTATCTTTGTAGTTTACTTTAGATAAACCTTCAACTTTAACAAGTACTGAATATTTGTAACCACTTAATGATTTGTAATAAGCAAATACTTTAGATAAATCTAGTTTATCTACACTAAACAAAGGGTTATCAAAGTCTAAGTAAAGTAGGCCTGATGGTTTGATTATATTTTTGTCTACCTTATATTCCCTAAATAAGGCGTTGTAATTTACACAAGGTAATTCCTTTGCTTTATACTCTCTGTACTTATCAGGGTCTGCTATAGATCTAGCTTTAGTGACCTTATCTCGGCAGTCACCATTCTTAATTTTAGAAAGCCAATCTGTTACAGGTATTGTACCTGTTATTGTAGGCTTATTGATCGCATCTTGCGTGTTAACATTGAACATATCCCTCCGTTTAAAAAAAAATTATCCGCTTTTTATTAACCTGTGAGCGGGACCAGACGGGAGCTACCCGCCTGGACACAGGGATCATTTCCTGATCAGTGCTGTAAATATACACAAATTCTCGACAAATACAAAAAGTATAAAAGATTATCTAATACCATAAGCAAGCATACTACCGAAAACTTTTTGTATAGCCACAGAGGCCAAGTAAGGTTTAAAGCTGCCGCTCATTTCATTGTACTGGTAGAACTCGTAAGTAATTGCATCAAACAATTCTTCATTCTTTCGGAAGTATTCATCCGACACGATAGACTCTGGCATAGTATTCCAGACTTCTAAATAATATTCTTCAAACTCCATAACGTGCGAAGATATGAAAACTATTTATATCTAATGTTAAGAAATTGTTAAATTTTGTTAAAAGTATTGTAGTATCAGAAAAATTTATTATTTTTGTGAAAAACCAAACCGAATGAATCTATACAAAATAGACATCAATGCAAAGAATGAGTTTGATACTTTGAAAAACTTAATCACTGTGTATTCATGTTACAAAACTATAGCTGGAGAAGAGGCTAGAATGCTTCGTCCAAAATTGGTGACCTTACTTTCAATTTACATTAGAGACGGCTATAACAAAGATTCAAAAGCTTTGGCATGTGAACTTCTTGATTTGAAGAAGACAAACTTAAACTGTTTGAATTCGGAACTTAGAGATGGAGGTTTCTTGATTAAATCTGAGATGAACAATAGAGAATCTTATTTGAATCCCGAACTCCAAGGTTTATCTGACTACTACAGGTCAAACGGAACTAACCCAGTATTAGTATTATTTAGTCTAACAGCAGGAAGCATATGACAATAGAAGAACTAAAAAAGATGTTTTGTGGAAAAATAGTGCAACAAGTCTCTCATGAAACTCCAAATCCTAATCCTATATTTCTGATTGAAGACGATCACTTATGGTCTGAAGGGGATACTGATATTAGTTATTACATTGGCCCTATATATAGATTTCTTCCAGAGATGAGTGGTAGTACCGCATCTATTTATAATAAAAACACAAACACTATAGAAATAGAAGAATATATACCATGTCCTGGCCAACCATTAAAGTTAACTTTACCTGTTACATTAGAATCTTTTAAAAGAGATTTAGTAGGTGTAGTGATTAGACCTCACTCATCAGCATTACCTATTGAAATTACAGAAGATAGTCATGCGGTAGAGTTAGATGGGTATTTTGGTTTTACTGATGCATACGCATTATACAAACCATGGAAAAACGAGATGTATTTTGATGTAGTGGATTCTTGCCCACTAGAAGCAATGTCTGCAAAGAACTCCTTACTAGAAGCTCTAAAAGAAAATACTCGTGATAGATGGTCAGAACCATTTTACGGTAGTGAAACATGTAACGTTGAGGTTGGTGGATTATATGATGATAACTACAAAAGTGTTACGTGGGAGATGGTAGGCGTAGCTTCGGGGAAAAAATATAGAGAAAAACTTATTATCTTGCGCAAATACTATAACGGAAATCAGAGCATGACGTGTGGAATTGAGCCCGATCTTAAATATATCACTATAGCTGAATGGACAGAGTTAGATGAAAAATTATTACCTCGATACACAAAAAGATGATACACCCAAAAGGATATGCAACAGATAAAGATCTAATCCAAAGAGTCGCTGACCAGAGGGGTTTAGATTTCAAGACTGTTGAACATATGTACAAGTTTATTACGAAACTTATTCGTACACAAGCAACTCAAACACATGTACTAGGTGTTCAGATTCCTCATGTAGGTATTATCTATCAAAAGAAGCTTCCACTTAAGCATAAGTTACAAAGAGCTTCTGATTTATTTAAAAAAGGATCCACGTATAAAAGAATGCTTGAGAAGTATGAGTATTTATTGGACACTGTTCCAGGTAAGTTTTATAATTTGCATATCGCAAAACCTCTTGTTGAGTCTAAATACTTTACAGATACAAAAGGGTACAAGGCCTACGAGGAGGTTTTAAATAAGATGCAAGACAGAGAAAAAAAACAACAAAATTTTTTTTAAACATGGATTACAAAAAAGCTAAAACAATTGCAAATGCGTTTATTAAGCCCCTTCCAGTTGGAGAGGATTGGTATGAGCAACGTATTGAGATCTGCAAGGGATGTGATTACAACATCGCAAATGTGTCTGATGACAAAGTTAAATTCACAGATAAGCTAAAGGTTCAGTCCGGCGTATGTGATGACAAAGAGCATTGTACAGCATGTGGATGTTGTATATTACGTAAATGCGCTGTTAAGACAGAGACTTGTGGGAGAAAAGAGCTAGGGCTTACACCACTATGGCAAGCTATCGAAGTAGAAGGAGATAAAAGTTTATCTATTGAAGTATTAGATTCTACAGGATTAGTAAGCCATTCTGCAAAAGAGTTCTTATTTGATTTTGGACAATCTGAAGAAAAAGTGTTGAAAGCACATTTCATATTGAAAGCTCCGGCTCCAATAAGGTTTGTGAAATATGCCGTATCTTGTGGATGTACACACCCACAAGAAATTGTTCAGCCTGATGACAAAAGTATCAAACTTAAAGTGGACATTAGTACTATTGGGTTTAGAGTAGGATTAACAGAGAAACTATTAACGGTGGAGTATAAAGATTATCGAAACCAAACTAAAACTGCGGTCGTGAGATTTCGCGTAATAAAATTATAATGGCAGACACAGTAAATTACAAAGTATTTATCCGTGAGAAACTGAACGAGTTCCACGCGATCTTCCCGGACTACACATTTGCACAAGTTATCTTGGCGGTGTTAAAATGTAGAGAAGACTTTCACAATTTCCAAAAATCAGATTTGTTGAGTATAACAGATGAAGATTTTTACACAGCAATTGAAAATGCACTTAAAAAAGAAAACGATAAAAATAACAGATATGCCTAAGATTGGAAAAGTAAAACAATTGATTGAGACTGTAAAGTTACAGACTAAGGAGTACATTCACACAGCAAATAAACTTGACAGTAAATTGCAAGAAGGTGTTCGAATGAATCAAAACTTAAAAAAGATTAAAGCAGAGAATCCTGCAATAACTTTCGAAGAGATGCGTGAGCCTATCTTAGAGCTCATGAAACACCATCAGACAGGTGTTCTTATGCTGAAAGATATTGAAGGCATTATGCATCGTCTAACAGTGATAACAGAGCTTGCCACGTTACTAGAAATTGATTTAGGATTAGAAGGAGAGGAGAAAGAAGTTATTGATGAAGTATCTAAGTCTACTAAATTATTTTTCGCGGCGAAAGGAGAAGAGATTATCCAACTTAATCCAGACATCATTAATTCATTCATTGCGCAAACAACAGAACGCCAATTAACAGACGAAGCTCTACAAAACATTTTTAACGGCTTATAAAATATGTCACAATTCCTTTCTTCAAACGAGTTATTTATTAATGTCAAGAATCCACCTGTGTGGAATCCAAAGAAGCATTACTTCGATCAGAGCATTGATGTATTAGATTTCTACGCAGAAGAAAAGAGAAAAATTACGGAAGGTGTAACCATTGGTGGGTACTTTATTCACCCTTTATTATATTGGCATATAAACTTCTTTAAGACCCCGATACCAACTAAAGAAAAGCAGGAAAAAGTATTAAATCCTCCACTAGATGACAACTTTCTATATTTTATTGAAACTTATCAAGAGGCAGAAAGACTTGGTCTCGGGGTAGGTCTTTTTGGAACTCGGGGGTTTAGTAAATCCAGTATTATTGCGAGTTTGACAACATGGTTAAACTCCACAAAGCCAAACGGTACAACATCTATCATAGGTGGTAATGATAATGATTTAAAATCTATATCTAAATTATTAAAGACTGCACTTACATCAGTGCACCCATCTATGTCTATCCCTCAACTAATTCAAGAATGGGATAGTAATGTAGAGTTAGGTATAAAAGAGAAAGACGGCTTCAGGTTACCGCACTCTAATATATCTATTACAAATGCTGCTAAAGGTACAGCAAGTTCTTCTGAAAAAGGAGCCGGATTATCTCCTGTTGGATTTGTAGCGGATGAGATCGGAAAATGGAATCCTATTGGTATACTGCGATCTGCAATCCCATCTTTTCACACAGAATATGGTGCAAAACTTGTGCACTTAGTTGCAGGTACATCAGGTAATACTACATTGAGCAAAGATGCGAAGTACATTATAGAGAACCCCGAAGCATTTAGTTTACTACCTATGGATTGGGATAGATTGGATAGAATAGCAGACCCTGAATACATTACTTGGGATAGAAGTAGGAAAGATAAGTTTGCTACCTTTGTACCAGGTCAAATGGCATATCGTGTTAAAGGGCTGTCAAAAATGGACAGTGATCTAGGAAAATATTTAGGTAAGAGTAATACAGACTTAAAGAAAATTAAAGTTAGGGTAACTGATTGGAAAAAAGCCCAAGAAATCATTAATCAAACAAAGGATAACGAAAAAAGAGAGGAAGACAAAGACAGTATAAAAATGTACTACCCTCTAGAAGTAGCAGATGTGTGGATAACCACTGGATCAAACCCATTCCCGGTTACTCTTATTGACAAACGTATTCGTGAGTTAGAGGATGATGGATTGCTTGGTAAAAACGTAGTGATTTACAATTCTACACAAGGATATCGAAGTGAATTCTCTAGTAAAAAGAGGGCAGAAGTTAGCCACGGTGGTGGTGAAGCAGACGCACCGATTATATTATTTGATGAAGTTCCCAAAGAAATTCCACCTAAACATTTATTTGTAAGTGGACTGGATGATTACAAATTAGATCAATCTGACACGGATTCTCTTGGAGCCTTCTATGTAATCAAACGTAGAAATCTAGAAGCTAACTCTCCTGCTGAAAGAATTGTGGCATCTTATGTAGCTAGACCATTTAGGCATGCAGATTTTCACATAACTTGTGAAACCATGTTGGAATGTTGGGGAGCTATATGTAATATGGAGGCAGTGGATACGATGTTCTTACAACACTTAAACTTCAAACACAAAGCTGAGCAATCTCTTTGTTCTGCACTTTCGTTTAGCAACTCTATTAACAACGGTAATCATAAAGCAGCTACTAAGTTTGGTACATACCCTACTGGAGGTAATAAAACATACATGTTTAACCTCTTGGTAGACTATACTAAAGAGGAACATGTAATGGGTATTGATGAAGAAGGTAATCAAATAATCAAACACGGAATAGACTTCATAGATGATATAGATTTACTAAAAGAGATGATGACCTGGAAGATGGGAGGTAACTTCGATAGAATTACAGCATTCATGCACGCACTTGCATATGCCCGTGAGTTAGATAAGAAAGATATTAGACCAAAGGACAGTTTAAAAGACAAATTTCAGCACCAAATCAACAAGGTAAAACCTAGATTAGCTGTATTCGGAAACCGTCGTCCAAGTGCATTTTAGTTTCACATTTTCCTATGCTTTTTCTAGATAGTTTTAGATTTCTTAACTTTGTTGCATGATGGATACAGGATTTTTAAACTCTTTAGCTAAGTCGGATTCTTTACCTCCAATGACATTACCCAAGAAGGTAAAGGAAAAGGATGAGTGGAAGAAATCTGTCATGGATTCTTTCGAATATATTGGATTGAGACAGCTCCATGAGAATCTTACATTCTTTGATAATTTTAGAATGGTTGATGGGAAATTAACTTTCCAAGAGTTGTCTGATGTAGTTCCTCATTTATCTTCTTTGGAAGATCTATTAAGTGGTGCAGGTATTCCTACATTCTTAAGACATTACGATATTACAAGTATTATTGTCAATACAATTACAGATAAGTACGTTGACTTACAAGATAAGTTCCACGTAACTGATACAGGAGAGATCGCTCAAAATGAATTCTTGAGATTCAAGGATGAAGAGATTAGAAAACTTCTTGCTGAGATTATTGACAACACAATTAATACACACTTAGCTGAACAAGGACTTACACCGGAAGGAAAGAAGTTCAACTCTGAAGAAGAGCAACAGCAATTTATGCAACAGTTGGAAGCTGCTAAACAAAAGTTTACACCTGTTGACACACAAAGAGCTACAGCAAGCACATTTAAAACCATTGGCACACAATGGGCTGAAGCAACATTAGATCACGATAAAGAGAGATTCAACTTATTAAAACTCGGCAAAAGGAATCTAAAAGATTATCTTATTTCCGGAAGATGTTTTAGAGAGTATAAGATTTACTTTGACAAATACCAACCTATCCATTGGGATCCAAGGAATGTATTCTTCTCAAAAGAAATTGCAGGAGATGAAGTTCAAAAAGGAGAATACTGTGGTAGAGTACAACCAATGACTCCAGGTGAAGTTATTAAGGAGTATGGTCACAAGATTGAAGCAAACAAGCAAAAAGAGCTACTAGCAGGAAATACAACTTGGTCTAACTTCATTGGAAATGGAATAGCAACAGGAACTATTGACCAAGCTATTAATTCAAACTTCTCAAAAATAGAGACAGTCCCTTTCAAAGGATACCATGATTACAACTTTATGTTGGGAATGCAAGATGAGTTAGGAGTACCTATGGGTATTGAAACTCAATTCAACAAGGATGGTACACAAACTGTTCGCGAGAGAATGCTTCCAAGAATGCATAATGGACAGAATGGAGTTTATAATGCTTTAGCAAATCTTTTAAGAAGTGACTTTATACACAGAAAAGATTTATGTCAAGTTACTGAGGTTTATTTTAAAGCTTACGACTTGTGGGGGTATTTAACATACGAGAACGAATTTGGCCGCGTAGTAACAGAAGAAGTTACTGAAGACATCTTACCACAGTTCTTGAAAGAAAAAGGAATCAAACAAACATACAAAGAATCATTAGAAGATATTATTACAAACTTCGAATTGAATACATTAAAATGGCAATATAAGCCAGTGGTGTATCATGGAGTTAAGATACAAAGTGGAAACTTAAAAGAGCCTATCTATATTGACGTAAAAGCAATGGAGCACCAAATCAAAGGTGATTCTGAGTTTGATGTATTATTACCTGTTGCAGGGAAAGTAGGAGAATCTTTAGTTGGTAAGATTTTACCATTCCAAGCTAAGTACAATTTATGTATGAACCAGATCGGAAGCCTTATTGAAAAGGAATTAGGAATGGTTCTATTAATGAGTACAGACTTGATACCTTCAGAATATGAAGGATGGGGAGATGCTGAAGAAGCTTTAATGCAATTAAGAAATACAGCGAAGTCTGTAGGATTAATGCCAATTAATACTTCACTAGACTCTCAAAAAAGTTTTACAAATATGAATCCGGTCCAGCCGATTAATATTTCACACGCGCAAGAGATTAGCACAAGAGTTCAGATGGCAGAGTTTTACCAAAGAAAAGCTTACGAGCTTATTGGTATCAACCCTATCTTAAATCAACCAACAAAATATGAAACTGCAGAAGGAGTTAAATCTTCTCAAGAAGCAAACGTAGCTCAAATTTCTGGAGTACATGAAGAGTATTCTTCATTTAA